TAAAGTATGGATGTATTTCGTTTGTACCATTTGAATAGGAGGAAGAAGCTTCTTTAAATTTTTTCTTTTCTTTTATTCTTTCTTCTTGTTCACGTATTTGTTTTTGAGTTTTAATACCATAGCGTTCAAAGAAGGGACCAAGGTCAACGTAGGCATTGTCATATTGGTCATAGCATAGCTTGTCTATGTCACTGCTTATCTTATGTTGATCTCCTGTTCTCCAATCGCCCACGGTGGCAAAGAAGTTATTTACGTTGATATACTTATGGATGATTAACCAACCAGATAAGTCATTCTTTGATCCAATAGAAAATCTTTGTTTTGAATGTTCTATAGTTGATAAATTAAGTAAGTCATTTGGAGATAGGTCAGGATAGATTAATTCTATCTTTGATTTAATTGATTGCATTTTAGGCCTTAATTTTGTGTACGTTAAAAAGTTTTTTTAGTTTTGTACGAAAAAATGAGGTTGTCAATGTGGACCTCCGATCAATTTATTGTGTGGACCTCCGATCAATTTATTGTGTGGACCTCCGATCAATTTATTGTGTGGACCTCCGATCAATTTATTGTGTGGACCTCCGATCAATTTATTGATCGGCACAAAAACAAAAGGCAGTACGTAAATACTGCCTTATGACTTTTTTAAAACACGCAAATCTAGGAAAAATGCTGAATTATTTTTTACCATTTTTAGTGAAAATTAGCAAATTATTTGCAAAACAATTAAATAAATTGTCGCCATGAGTTGTCACACAGCGCCACGAATATTCTTGTTTTAGAAACGCTAAAATTTACGTTTAGAAACGTTAGAAACGTTGAAACGCGTCTATAAAGTGAGAGATTTTTGGCTATTTTACGTTATGTTGCGGTGCAATGTTCGAGTATTAAGTTGTTTTATAACGCATAATATTATATTAATAATATTAATATATTATAAGCTTTACTTAAAAATATTACATTTCTCTCTCTCTTATACCCCCCTTGCGTTTCTGCGTTTCTAACGTTCCTAGACTTTTTATTTAGTTTGGCGATGCAAGATTTACATACCCGACCAAGGTTCTTTACCGTACTTGACAAACTATTTTAATCTGCTATTATCAAGACATCAAAACATCTGATCAAAACTTGATCGGAAGAACTCATACAGGAGATCAACATGAAACTTTCAAACCTCAACTACGAATACACACAAGCAATCAGAGTAAGAACTTGTACATGTGGTTCTCCTATCAAGGCAGGTCAGAAGCATTTACGCTTGGTAGATAGGATCTTGAGACCGGGTAGACGCTATGACTTGAAAGAGAACTTGTGCCAGAAGTGCTCACAAGAGTTTTTAGATGAGATTTCATTGGAAAAGTTACTAGCATAATCAAACAGATCTTCCTGCCCCGAAAGGGGCGTCCCCTCAAGGCAAAGCCTTCCTCTCCCCGTTCACGCAGTGGACGGAATCCCAAGGCAAGGCCTTCCATTGGTTGATTCTTACCAGTAGAATACGCCACGGCGACCATCTGACGCATTAAACGCCAAACCCTCACCGCACATCCTGTTTTGATTTAGAATTGATCCTTGCCCATGTTTTGTGATCGACAAGGGCATTTTTAGCGCATACTTAAAGGTATGTTTAGATTGTCTAGCTCTTGATTGATTATTTTTAGAACTTCTGAGCATGTTAAATAATACAAATTCCAATAATCAATATCCGGCATAGTGGAATCGTCTATGGAGACTTCAAACAAAGATTGCCTCTTGTAAGCAGGCTGAACGTCTACTTGATATCCAAAGAACTCTTCTTTTAGCTTTTCTTCTATGCTGTCCATCAAGTGTGGAGCTGATATTTCTAGCAAGTTTTGTGGGATGTTTACGAAGATTTGTCGTGTCATGGTGTGCTCCTTATGAGACTTTTAATGTTAAATGTAAACCGTTTTGTTTTGTGCCGTCGCACTCAAAACTGTTTGCATTTTACATTAACTTTCACACTTTTACAATATATTTATATCATACTATTTTAATTGTGTAATACTTTCACTGTTCTCAGATTCCATACGTAAAATTGCAGTACTTTTGTTTGTACTATAGATAGCAGTACTTTTGTGAAAAGCATACGACTCTAACAAAGAAACAATGCGTTAATTACACAATGCAATCTTCTTGCATCGTGCAACTATTTGTACTAATATCGTACTATCCTGTTCGCTTACGAACATAGGCAAGCCGCATCAAAGGAACCTAATGTACGACGATAATGATCAACCATACCAACCACGAAGGACACAAAACCTACCCTGGTTACCACAAAAAAAAGAGCAACTTCCGATACGTGAAGAGGTCGAAAGATCAGTTGAGGACATTACTCGCAATTGCCTAACCTTCATTTCCAAGACAGTTGAAGCACGAAACAAAAAGCTTGCTGATGGTGGGAATGTAACTATGTACGAGGCAGAATGCGCCGCTAGGCTAATGAAGTTCCTGCAAGAATTTAATCGTGACTTAAATACAATCGACGTACAGCTAGAAACCGAACAGACACGTGCTACTCCAGTTATATCTCTGGGCGAAATGTCCGAACGATTGAAAGATCTTATGAGTCAGGGTGGCGACAAGATACCTAAAGTTCCAGAACTATGAGTGAAATTAATCTACTTACAGACATATCTTATATGATGGATAGTATCCGTATAGTTGAAGACATCTATTCCTTCTGGAAGCCACACGACTATCAACAAGCAATCTTCAATGACTTCCTTAATGGTAAAAAAGTAATAATGGCAGACTGTGGGCGAAAGTTTGGTAAATCAGAGATGATACTCGCAATGCTTTATTATATCGCTATTAGATACCCGGGTGCTGCTTGCTATTACATATGCCCATTCGCAAAGCAGGCCAAAGAAATTATCTGGGAGTCAAAGCGTATCCAAAACTTTCTGCCAGATAACATGCAAGAAAAGTACATGAAGAAAAATAAGCTTAGGCGCTTCAACAATTCTGAGCACAGGGCAAATCTTCTTAATGGTAGTTTCATAAAGGTAGATGGTGCTGATAACTTTGAAGCGTATCGAGGTATCAACCCTCACATTATAGTATATGACGAGTTCAAGGATCACCATCCAGAGTTTCATAAAGCAATGGACCCAAACTTATCAGTATTTTCTGCGCCACTCATTATAGTTGGCACACCTCCGGGCGAAGAGATCCATTTTTATTGGGACATGAAGGCAGAGTGTTTAAATCCTGAAAATACTTCCAAGGTTTATTACAATTTCCCATCATGGTGTAATCCTTATATACCTATTGAATGGTTCAGAGCAAAAAGAGCGGAGCTTTTTAGGCTTGGCAAGGATGACGAGTGGTTCTTAGAGTACGAAGCAAAGTTTGTTAAATCAGGTTCAAAGTTTATCTACTATCCATTAATGAATGATGATCAAAAGCAATCATCAAGCATAATACTTTCAAGGATACATTATAAGCGCAAAGATTGGCAGTTTATCGTTACTGCTGATCCCGCCGCCGCTAGTTGCTTTGCCGTATTGATATCGGCGTATAACAAAGTCACGAACGAGATGTTGCACATAGATGAGATTTACGAAACCAAACAAGAGAACTTAACAATACGGCGAATATGGGAACAAATAATTGAGCTTCTTTCTCCATTGGTTGAAATTGAAATCGAAATTGATGCCGATGGAAATGAATCATATCTTTTTGGAAGTGACGTAGACTTCGTGTACGACGAGGCAGAGACGTGGTTCATGAATGAAATGATAGAAGAATTTAATATTGCATGGGTGCCAACGAGGAAAGCGCAGAATAAAAAAGAGTCAGGTATCTCATTGGTAAAAGATCAAATGGTTGAAAATCTTTTCTTTTATTCTGACAAGTGCAAGAACTTAGAAATTGAAATGAAGACGTACTGTAAAGATAAGAACGGAAAGATTAAAAAGGTTAATGATCATCTTTTGGACACGCTGCGTTATACCAACGCATTTGTAAATGCCACAACCAAAGATTCCACAAAACAACGACAAAATACTTACGACAAAGACAGGGAACGCAATAGACGACCAGAACAAGATATTAACAATATGGCCAATCAAATCGATTGGTATCAAGAACAAGATTCCGACTAGTTCCTAGTCGGGTGTAACAATGGAGATGATCAAGATGGATGAATTATCGCTTAACATTATCGCAGTAGTAGCAATTATCCTTGCAACAATTGGGATGGTCCTATCCTTTATCTGTATCTCCATGCTGGTTGGATATAAAAACTCAACACATCAAATAATCCAAGTTCCTGTCCAACAAGAAAACAACATGAGCAACAATGAGTTTGAAAAGAACATGCTGAAAGAAGAAACTTCTTTCATGGAAGATCATTATTAGCCGTCCATTTCATGAACGGTATTATTGGCCGTCCATTTCATGAACGGTATTATTGGCCGTCCATTTCATGAGCGGTATTATATTGATCTTAATCGGATCCAAATGTACGATAGTCGTACTATCATTATATACAACAAATATTCTCCGTTCATGTAATGGACGGAACAAGGAAATTATATGGCAGTAAGTTTTGACGAATTAGACACAGCAAACGACTTCTCTGGTAAACCACTATGGGCAATTAACAAAAAAGACGAGAAGGAATTGCTTCAATGGTGTATCGAAGATTTCAACCAAAAGAAGATGAGATATGAACAACTTAACCAAGTCTTTTACGAACATCTCTGTATGTACAAGGGCGTACAATATCGCTCAATGAGGTCAAGTAATAATGACAATGACTCTGAACTAAAAGACAACCAACGTGCTCCACGTGTTGTCATTAACCACATCTACGATCTAGTTGAAACCAATGTCTCCAAGCTTACACGTTATCGTCCAGCAATTACTGTCGAGCCATTCAATATCTATGATTACAAAGATGGACAAAATGCAAAGATGATTAAAAAATTGATAGATGCACGATGGAACGATGCAAACTTAGACAAGTTCTTTCGCGACATAGAACTCGGAGCAGACATCTTTGGTTATTGCTTCATGATGATCTCTTGGGACCCCAACGCTGGTAAAACACATCCAGATTATGAAGACGCAATTAAAAAAGGCAAGCAAGTAAAGATCACAACCGAAAGTGGCGACACGGTTAACATAACAAAAGCCGTTAAGGTTGGAGACGTACAGTACAAAATAGTACGCCCAGACCACATACTACTTCAGAACAAAGGTTCAATGGAAGACGTTGAACATGCAACCTACGTTTCGTACGTCAACATAGACAACGTGAAAGCAATGTATTCAAAGAAGCAGAACGATATTTCTGGTAACTCTTCTGACTATTTAGACCTAGATGCTTATCACGATAATATCAACTCAAGTGACATCCTACTCAAAAGAGTTTTTCATCGCTCAACGCCAGAACTTCCAGATGGAATGATCATAACTTTTTGTGACGATTGCATACTTGACGTTAGAAATCTTGTGGATATGTACCCAGATGGTGACTTTCCATGGATTATCCAGACGGATATTGATGTGACAGGAGAGCAATTAGGAAGATCAGCAATATCAAACATTCGTCAAGCACAGCGACACTACAATAACCTTGCGAGTGGTGTAGCAAGAAACCATGGGATTGCTTCAATGCCTAAATGGGTAACGCCTCAAGGTATGTGTGACATTAAGCAACTTGAGAATGGATCAACTGTTATCCAATATAAGGGGCCAACTGCTCCTCAGCTGGTAGCATTTTCCCCAACCGCTCCTGAAGTTTTCAAATATATGGATAAGCTTGAACTCATAATGGAAAAACTTAAAGGTATCCACGCAACTTCAAGAGGAGCTCCTCCTTCTGGTGTAACATCTGGTGTGGCAATGCAATTTCTCGACGAACAAGAGAACGAGAGAGCATCGTCAAGAGTAGCAAAAAGAAATTCAAATGTTCTTGCATGTGCGAAGAAAACACTTTTGCTAATGCAGAAATATTACAAGAAAGAAGATGGAAGGGTTTATAAGTCCTACGATTCAAACTTTAAGTTTGATTACTCTATCTTTGAAAATGCAGACTTCAATGATTCCTACGATGTGAGAATCCAGAAAGGAACTTCACTACCAGAATCAAAGGCAATGAGAACTCAAACAATCATCGACCTGAAGACAGCTTTCCCAACTTCAATGACAGATCAAATGGCACTCGAGATGTTAGACTTTTCTTTTGACCAAAAGTTTAGAGATTATGCTTCTGCCGCTGTAAGGGCCGCTGAATATGAGAATGAAAATATTTTATCTGGTAAGCCACAAACTGAGCCGGTTGGATGGGAAGACCATGTAAGTCATTACCGTATGCACATGATTGATATTCAGGACGCAAAATTTAAAGAGCAACCGCGAGAAATACAGCAAGCAATGGTTGATCATATCATGGCCACTGAATATTTGATGGATGTGAAGATGAGAGCAAATAGTGAATACGCTAAGCTTGTTCTTCAAACCTTCCCTCATTTTCCAATCTTTTTTAACAATGAGACCGAGGTTCCACCTGCTCCAATGCAACGGCCAATGCCTCCTCTTCCTATGGTTGGTCCTCAAGGTCCAGACATGGGCACAGCAATGCCTCCACAAGACTTTCCAATGGATGCACAGGCAGGACAGCTACCTCCTGAATTAATGCAAATGCCTTTGCCGCAGGGAGTGTCAGCGCCGATCGCATAGTTTATAAACGGGAGTAAGCCTATTTCAGGAACTCCCTAATGCTCCGTTTGTGTAATAAACGGCATAACAAAGGAAATAAAATGGCAGTAGAAGGAAGCGAATCAGGTCCAGAATCTTTTGGTGATCTTGATTCAGATTCAAGCGTAAACACATCAGGCCCAGTAAGCTTTGACGACTTTGATCGTGTGGATGATGCGGTAAAAGAGAATGTTAAAGAGAAAAAAGAATCAAAGTCAAAAGAAGCCAAGGAAAAGAAGGCAGAAATTCCAAGCCAAGACGGAGATGATGAGCAGGACCAAAGCGAAGAGCTAACCGAAAAAGAGCAAAAGAAAAAAGACAAAGCCGATGAACTAAAGAAAGAAAAAGCAATTGAAGACAAAGCGAAACAAGCAAGAGAATCAAAGAAGATCAAAGCGAAGTATGGAGAAGAAGAAATTGATATGGATATCGACACAGAAATCCCTATCAAAGTTGATGGCGAAGTAAAATATTTTAAAGTTAAAGATCTAATGAATCATAAAGCTGGTGAAGTTGCATGGGATAAGCGTTTTTCTCAATTAGATAGAGAGAGAAAATCACATGAATCAAGCCAAGGTGAACACAATAGCAAGATGCAAAAGTTCAAGGAATTAATCGAGAGCGCATCCTCTGGAAAGTCTTCACCAATGGATGCAATGAATTATTTTATTGACTCAAATGGTATTGACGGGCATAATTTTTACAAGGGGTTACGAACTTCTCTCTTTGAAAACATGGAAGATTATGTCTTGATGTCGGATGAGCAAAGAGCAGTTCATGACCTAACGAAAGAGAATGAATTTTTGACTAAACGCCAAACGGCCCTTAATGAAGATTTCAAACTGAAGCAAGCCAGATCGGCACTTGAGGGAGAGATTGATCAGACAAGGAAATCCTACGGCATCGAAGGTGACGAGTTTGTTGAAGCCTACGAGATGCTTAAAAAGAATGTTTCTCCAGAATTTGCAGGAAAGATTACACCGAAGAACATAGCAGAATATGCTATGGATCTTAGAGGGATTAAAAGATCGGATAAAGTTATTAGAGCGGTAGATGAAAAAATGGTGAACAACCAAAAGTTTTTCAACTCAGTGTTCGAAATAATCCGAGAGAATCCATCCTTCACTGATCAAGACGTTGTTGATATTCTTGCTAAGACACTGGGAAAAAGAAACGTAAGAGCACTTGAAGACAAGATCAATTCTAATCCTGAGAAGCAATCATTAATCAAGAAAGAAAAAGAAATTGAAAGTTTTGACGATTTAGAAGATTATTAAACTAATGGTACTAATATAGTACTTCCGTCCACAAAGTGAACGGAGTAACACTTAAGATGTTACAAACAAAAGGATTTAAAATGGCTCAATACAATACATCTACAGCGAACGCAATGTTCAAGATCAATTACTACAAGCCTTCTGAAAGGTTGTACAACACAGCAGATCCTCTTTCTGGTCGTTTGATTAACAAGAATGATTTTACTGGTCGTTCTCGTAATCTTCCAACTTACAAAAGCTATTCAGGCGGTGTTGGTTCTGGTTCTAAGCCGGTTGGAAACGTAGCTAGTTATCAGGAAGCAACTATCCTTCGTAAAAAAGTTTACGGAACTTGCGAAGTTGACCGTGAAGCGATCAAAGCTTCAGAAAACTCTGCTGGTGCTTTTGTTAAAGCAACCAAAGAACAAGTAATGAAAACGGTTGAATCTTATAACAGAAACAAACTTAGAATTATTCTTGGTAACGGTGGACATGCTACTGCTGCCTTAGATTCAGCTATGAGTAACGGCGATGGGGCAACCAATGTAACACTTGCTGGAACTGTCTTTACTGTAGTCCTTGGTTCTCTCTTCAAAGAATCTGACTGGGAAGAGAAAGATTTTGTAAACTATGATTCTGAGACAACTCTTCTTGAGGTAACGGAAGTTAATGCTGCAACAAAAACTGTTAAGCTTGATGGTGTATCGGCAGGATTAACGATACTCGCAGGAGCAAATCCGGTTCCAGTAAATAAGTATTTCTACATGCAAGGTTCTAAAGGGAATGATCCAATTGGTTTCAAGGCAATTTCTGACCTTGTTAATGGCCAAACTCTTTACGGCGTAACTGTAGATCGTAAATGGAAAATGCAAGTTAACGATGCTCTCGGGCAAGGGATTATCATTGATGCGCTTAATGAATTGCTTCTTCAAATTGAAAAGAAAACTGGAAAAGTTCCTAACATGCTACAGTGTTCTTACACTCAATATGTTAAGATCTTGAACTTGATTGAAGACCAAAAAACATACAATCTTCCAGCACGAGACAGTCGTTTCAAGGCAATGGTTTCTTTCTCTGGTATCGAATTCATGAGTACCAAGGGACCAATCCCATTGTTTTACAACCGTTTTGTAGAAGAAGATAGGATTTATGCTTTCAACGATAACTACATCGAAATTCACCACGCACCAGGTTTCGGTTGGTTTGATGATGATGGTACAATCTTCATGAGAAAATCAAATGGTGACGATGCTTATGAAGCTACTTACGGCGGATATTGGAACATGTACGCACAACCAACTTTCCATGGTTGTATTAAAAATCTTGCTATCTAATTAAGATAACTTGATTATAATAAGGGGAGGATAACTCCCCTTATCTCACAACTACAAGCTTTAGAGCTTAACCTAAAGGATCAAAAATGCTTCGAAAAATTGAATCTCCTCAAAGACATGTACGAATCTTAAACTTTAAAAAAACTGGTCTCGGAACTCCTGTTCTTGGTGGAATGGACGCTATCCATGCAACTATCGTTGACAATGGTGTTGGTAGCTATTCTATCGTACCAAAGGTTGCTTTTGCTGAAGCTCCAAGCGTTCAAGTAACTCCAGTAACTGCAGATGGTATCTGTAGTCTTGGAACTGTTACTGCTTCTTCAATTCAAGTGTTAACAAAAGATCTTGGTCTTTCTCCGGTTTACGCTGTAGCGACTCTTGATCTTACTGCTGACATTGTTTTGACTAAAAAAGATGCAGGAGATTTTGCGAACGGCCATACGCTTACACTTCAAGTTGCGGCGGCGGCGGCGAATCCGGGCGCTACTGTTCTTGCTGTATTTTCTGGAAATGAATCAGCGGTTGTTTGTACGATTACACCTAACGATG